GGTGTCAAGAAGTTGGCGTACAGTCACCAACACGTGCGCAACCCGTTTAAGAAGGAAATCGACGGCATTCAAAACATGGGCGTGTCGTGTGGAAACCAAGGCGCACTGTCGAGCACGTATTTGAGACGTCACTACTCTCGTTATACACAACAAGACGAGAACGGAAACGACGTGCAAGTCGTTTTACCGAACGGGAACTATTACTTCGAAAGTGGGTGTGTCCAAGGAATCTCCGATCCGGTGGACGGTACGACGAAATCGACCGAACCCGTCGAAAGACTTGACAGCGAGACCCTGAACAATGACGGTGACGCGTGGTTTGATTCGGCACAAAAGGTGTACAACATGAATTGCAGAACGTCCCCGCTCACGGAATACAAGTTCAAGCAGGTGGGTGAAAAGATGAAGAGCGATTACACGTGTTCCTCGAGAAAGGTTGTTGAGGACTCATGCGAAGACAAGTTGTCGGAGAACCCGAGCCGGTCCGCCGATGGAAACTTTTTCAAGAGCATGCACTTGGAGAAAATCGACTGTTATCCAAAGGTGTTGACGGCTATGGAGTTGGTGAAGAATCCGGAGGGTGAGGGGTACCGCATCAAGGGTAAGTGCTGTAACCTCGAAGACGTATAAGTTAGACATATTTGCAAAACAAAAATTAAGATGCTTGATTATGAATCATCTTAATTTTTGATATATTTATACTAAAATGTAGCCACGAATCTCTTAGTTGGAGAAAGCAAGGCCACCCATACCGGATTGCACGCGGAGGACGTTGTAGTTGGTCGCGAACATGTGCATGGTAGTCTTCGCCGTGTTCTTGAGGGTGACGGAGACTTGCGCGTTGTCAATGCGCGAGAAGTTGCACGTGCCAGTCGGTTGGTGCTCTTCCGGGCGGAGGGCGAACGAGTAGCAGTACACACCCGGGTACGGGGTACCGGAGTGGTGCATGTACGGCATGACTTGGTTGTAGAACTTGCCGTCTTGAGCCTTGGCGCGGTCTTGACCGTTGAGGACGAGCTTGAATTCCGAAAGCGGACCGTAGGAACCGGACGTGCCTTCTTCAATCCAGCGCTGACCGGAGCCACCGGTACCCACGGCGTAGAGCGGGGCACCAACTTGTTCGACCGGGACGAACGCGTTGGAGTCAGCGAGCGCAGTCGGATCGGTTTCGAGGACAATGGAATCGTTGTCAGAGTTGGAAGTGAAGTTCCACGCGGCGGCGTTACCGACGGTACCGTCGTTGAAGCACCAGACGAGTTCCTTCACCGGGTGGTTGTAGGACAAACGAACTTGCTTGGTACCGTTTTGCGTGACGGTGTCCGTGCCAGTGTGTTGCGTTTGTTCAATGAGGTATTCGTGCGCCTTTTGCGAGAATCGGCGGCGTTCTTCGGTGTCAAGGTAGATGTAGTTACCCCAGACCTTGAAAGTGGAACCATCCGTGTAACCGGAGAATTCACTGGAGAGGTCGAAGTCGAGGCGGACTTCGTGGTACTGCAAAGCAATGAGCGGGAGAGCGAGACCCGGGTTGCGGTTGAAGTAGAAGATGAGCGGCAAGTAAACGCTGTTACCGGAGCCGGACGTCATCTTACCCCACTGAGCCTTCTTGGAGGAGTCCAAGTAGAGCTCAGAGTACAAACGCCACCACTTTTGGTAGCACTTGTCGATGCGCTGACCACCGATGGACAATTCAACGTCCTTAATCGCACGCTCAGCCGCCCACGACGCGGCGAGACCGCCGACGGAGGACGTGTTGAGGGACGCGGCGACCATTTCGACGTACATTTCACCGATCAAGTCACCATTGCGAGCGATCGTAACGGACACACGACCGTTGTTAGCCGGGGTACCGTTGACGGTTTGTTCGATGACTTCCATCGCGAAGTTCGTGTGACGCTTGTAAACCGCTTGGAAGAAGGTCACCTTAGGAGACGCAGTGAGGTACGTGTCTTGCGCGCCGTACGCGACGAGTTGCATGAGGCCACCAGCCATGTTGAGAGTTGTTGTACTATACACAGAGAAAATAATTTTGGGTGATCTCTCCTGTCCTGACGCATGTCACCGGTACCCTCGCGCCAAAAATCCGATTACCATTTTCTAGGACAATCATAAATCATGCAACGCCCTGAGGACGAAGACATTGAGGACGATATCGAGGAGGGCGAGATCGTCGTCACCGACGAAGAAGAATTTTCCGAAGAGGAGGAGGATGAAATTCAGGAGGAAGGCGACGAGGAATTCGAGGATGAGTTTGATGAAGACATGATCGCTGATCCGGTGAGCGACATGACGGATATGCTGGTGAACGTACTCACGACCCCGGACGGGGACACCATCCCGAGCGCTCTGGTCAACATCGCCACCCAACTCGAAAATCAAAACAGAATTTTGATTAAAATTTTTTCAGCCCTGAAGAATTTTGGAGGCGAGTAAATAATTTCTCAAATAAAGGTACGGTTCGATATACAATTAGGAAAAATTATGGCGACACATTTCATTGACAAAGAGCCCAACCGTGGAGAGTCTGATTTACAACAAAAGTACAATCAGATTCAGACTCTCGACGCAAACAAGATCATTGAAGTAGTCCGCGCGCTGGAGGCGAAGTGGAAACTCCTACCGGAGCACTGCAACAACGTGTCGTTCTCTCGGCTCGGCTTCACTCAGTTCTTCGCCCCAGAAGAGATCGATGAGAAGACCGGATTCCCGAGGGACATACAGATGCGCATCGTGGACACGAAGCGTGACCGTGAGCTCGGGTTCCTGAAGAACGTCGCATCTCGAGTGAAGGCGCTGGAGATCACCACACAGTTGCCGGATGAGAGCGACGCGGGGGGCGCCGGTCTCATGCTTAGCGAGCGGTTGTGTCGCCTGATAAAACAAGTGGACGAGGGATTCAAGAACGTGCGCTTCTACTTTAAGGCGGGGCAGCGCATATCGGACCCGAGAAACCAACCGGACAAGTTCGACGCCGACCCGGAGTACTTCGACGCGAACCCGATGGACGCGGTCAAGCTCGACAAGTGCAACCCACACCAACGGGCGATCGTGGCGTGCCTCAACGAGACCTACCGGAAGGAGATGCGACGGTACAAGGACAACTGCATGATTCAGCGACGAAGCGAGGGGCACTACACGCGCGCGTGGAAGCCGACGCACACGATCAAGGCGTTCGTTCACGAGTTCGCGGACAAGGACATCAACTTTGATTTCTGGCAGGACATCACCTCGAAGGGTCGGGGCATCGACGACGTGATTCGTCACCTGTCTTCGTGCCACGACTCTCAGTTTCCGGAAATCATAAAGGACCGACACATGTGGTCGTTCAAGAACGGGGTCTTCCTGGGAAAGGTGTGGTGCCCGGAACAAGGTGTGTACGACTGCAAGTTTTATCCGTACGAGAGCAAGGAATTCATGTGTTTGGACCCGACCAAGGTGAGTTGCAAATATTTCGACCAATACTTTGAGGACTACTCCCACGTCTCGGACTGGTACGACATCCCAACCCCATACTTTCAAAGCATCATGGACTACCAAGGCTTTGAGGTGGACGTGTGCAAGTGGATGTACGTGATGGGCGGTCGCCTGTGTTACGACACCGGGGACTTGGACCACTGGCAGGTGATAGGTTTCTTAAAGGGGGTGGCGCGTTCCGGTAAATCCACCCTCATCACAAAGGTGTTTAAAAAGTTTTACGAATCTGAGGACGTCAAGACGTTGTCGAACAACATCGAGAAGAAGTTCGGTCTGTCTTCCATCTGCGACGCACTGTTGTTCATAGCCCCCGAGGTGAAGGGCGACCTCGCCCTGGAGCAGGCTGAGTTCCAGTCGCTGGTCTCCGGTGAAGACGTCTCGATCGCGGTGAAACACGCCCAAGCTCGAAGCATGGAGTGGCGCACACCGGGTGTGCTGGGTGGAAACGAGGTGCCTGGGTGGAAGGACAACTCCGGGTCCATCCTCCGGCGCATCCTCCCGTGGAATTTTAGCAAGCAAGTCAAGGACGCGGACCCAAACTTGGACGCCAAGTTGAACGACGAACTGCCAGCCATCATGCTCAAATGCATCCGGGCGTACATGGACTACTCGCAAAAGTATAGCAACAAAGACATTTGGAACGTGGTGCCACAGTATTTCAAGGAGATTCAGAAGAAGGTTGCCATGGTGGCGAGCACCCTCACGAATTTCTTGGAGCAATCGAACGTCAAGTTCGGAAAGGACTTGTACATCCCACAGAGAGATTTCGTGGCGCAATTCCAAGCGCACTGCACGACGAACAACCTTGGCAAGCCAAAGTTCAACGAAGACTTCTACCAGGGACCGTTCTCTTCCAGAGACTTGGAAGTGCGGGTGGCGTCCCTCGAGTACAGAGGCGCCATCTTACCGAGCCAACCGTTCATCTTCGGGGTGGACGTCCTAGAAGAATAAATTCTTGTAATATATTATGAGCACTCCTGCCAACATTCAAAACTTCTTAAAGGATGCCAACATCAACGTCGTTCAAGACGACACACCGAGGCGAGTCGTCGGTGTGTCCGTGGCGCCGGCACCCCGCCTGCGCCCGCGCCTGCGCCCGCGACCGCAACCGCTGTCAAATCGAATGAACGCGTTTGAAACGCCACCGGGGACGCCCTTGCGGAGGGCGAAATCCCTCTCCCCGGTGCGCATGCGTTTTCCAGAACACGTGATCTTCGACTCCGCGAGGAAGGCGTCTCCGGTGAAGCGCGCGATCGTTCCCAATCCCAAGCAGTCCTCCCTCGTGTTCTCACAGCTCGAGTACAAGATGTACAACGCGACGTCTAGACCACCGAAACCGGTGAAGGTCCAAGTCGCGGCGATCGCGCGAAGGAAACCGCAGACGATCCCGGTGCGCGTGCCAGGTGACTACTTTCTCATCAAGATCGAAAACATTCAGGCGTGCGACGAGCGGTTCAAGTGCTCGTCCGAGAGGAAGAACACCGTGCAATTCAGCGGACAGATCGTTCGAGGGAGGGACCGGAGTAACTTTACGATGTACATCTTCAACAACGGCACGGTGAGGATCACCGGTGGGGTCCCAGGAAACAATCCGAAGACGATCGTGCACGTGCGAAACAAAATCCTCGACGAGTACACGCCCCTCATGAAGGAACTCTACGCCACCCTCAAATTCTCAAACCTCAACGCGCAGTTTAGGTTCAACGGCACGTTCAAACCGGACGTCCTCAAGCGGGTCCTCCTCCGGTACAAGTTCGAGTTCACGTACGAACCGGAAATCAAACAAAATTTCATCAAGGTGTCCTACAATAATCACAGTTTTCAGTTGTGGTTCACCGGGTTGGTGCAACTGTTCGGGTACAAAACGAAAACGCAGGTGGAGGAAGCCCACCGTCACGGGCGCGCCCTTGTGAAATTGTTGGAAAAGGAGGGGGCGACGACCCTCACCGGGGCGTATTCGAGTCCGATCCGGAAGCGCAAGAGGAACAACGGCAACCAGAGCCTGTTGCCGAACCTCAACAAGCTCAACGCCATGAACATGTGCAAGATGAGCAAGAAGGAACTCTTAGCGTACGCCAGGCTCAGTGGGGTGACCCTCCCGAAACACATCCTGAAGGCGGACATTTGTAAGAAGATTCGGAACGCGCGAAGCGTGAAGGTTTCGAACGCCCAAGTGATGAACGATTTGTTGAACATTTTCGGCAAGGATTGGCTCCGAAGGTACGATTGGCTCGCCGCCCACGACATGCCAAAGGACATTCGAGAGGTACAGAAACTCATCTCCAAGTTACCGGAGAGCTCGCGCACGAAGACGAAGATCGCGGAGATCGAACGTGACTACGTGACGAGGGCGAAAACTTCGAGAAGAAAGTCTTACGACATGGCGCAAGAAAGACTCGTCAAGGCGGTGGCGGACCTGTTTTAATCGAACGTGCGTTGGGGCGCGGATATCTTCTTCAAGATGACCGCGTGATACTTAAAATTATATCCCGGGAACTCCTCCTTGATGATCATCGAGACCTGTTGGGCTTTCCCGAGATGTGACACACCGGTTTCCACGGAAACCCGCAAGAGATCGTTGAGGTACTTGTCGAGGGCGACGTACCTGCGGACCCTCTCCGCGGAGACCCCGTCGGTCTGCATTTGGGTCACCATGGGGTCCGGTTCGACGTAGTTCGCGTCCCACGTGAGAAACAAAACGACGATGGCGAGGAATAACCAAAGCATGTTTTAGTTTTATAATTACACAGAAATAATTTTCAAAACGTCGTTCACCTTGTGCACCAAATTGTACAACTCGTATGGGCACTCGATGACTTGGGGTCGGCATATTTCTAACTCTATTTGGTACACGTACGGGTCCTCCGAGTCGAGGTCTTGGGTGACCCCGGAAGCGATCGTCATGTCAATGCTCAAGTTTTTGCGCACGAAAGACTTTCTCTGCTTTACCACCTTTCGATCCATCTCGTATTGACCCGACACCGGGGTCTCCACCGACACCCCGAGGCGCAAATCGAGGGGAGAATTTTGTTCGATAAAGTCCTCGTTCACTACGAGATTTTTTTGAATCATCGTCTGTTCTCCGGTCTCCCCACTCACCGAGAGCCTGATCTTGTGTTCGTCGTTGTAGTAGGAGTCCGTGTTGGTCACGAAGACGTTTTCGAACCCCGGATACTGCTCGAGACCCGCCATGATGGCGTCCCACTTCTCCTTTCCGACGTTGGTGTCGAAGAACTTCCCATTGTACCTCCCGAGGCGGAACTCAAACTCGATGTCAGGGGTGTTCCGGTGCGCCTCCAGGAGTTCCCAAACTTTATCCGTGATTCGTTGCACGTCAAACATACTTGTCAAATAATGGCGTTAATTTTTTAAGTCTCATCCTCGGCGTACACCAAAAGGGAGTACGGGGCTTTGGTTTCGAAATCCACCTTCCGGACGTGTTCGTCGTCGAAGAGGTACCAGTCCCCGGTCCGGGACCGCCCGAGGGTGACGTAGTGTCCACCGGATTGCGTGCCGAGGTGAAGACCCGCGGCGACGAGCGTGAACTTTCTCTCCCTCGCCTTGAGGGCGGTGGGGGCGTTCACGATGCCTTTTCGATCGAAGGTGAACATGGGGAACTTCGGAAGGTCCCGAATCAAACTCCGGGTGGTCGCCACGTTGTGGGACTTCCCGTCGTCGTCCACGAAATCCGTGAGGGCGTTCCACTTGCCCGCGCGCTCCAACATGTCGAGGAGGTTCCCGCTCTCCATCATGGGTAGGATGCACGCGCCGAACGCGTCCTCCATCGTGGAAGTTCCACCGGGGTAAACGGTCTCTTGAACCCGGACGCCGTAAAACCACTTCTTGAGTTCGGGAATCTCCTTCTCGAGGATGTCGATGACGAGCAACACCGTCTCTTGGAGGTCGTTCTCGTCGAACTCGCTGATTCGGGGGAACTGTTTTTGGAGTTCGCGGAAGAGGGTCGTCGGGTCGTAACTGCCATCGCCACCGCGGACAAACTCGATGTACGCCCTCGTGAACCCACACGTCCCATCGTAATCGAGGGAGGCGACGTGGTCGGTCAGTTTGGGGATGTGCAACAAGCACTGGAGCGCACTCGAAAAGTGACAGGTGTTGGCGAGATTTACGATGCCCCTCATATTACACTTAAAAAGTCTCTCATCTTTATGTCTTCCTTGATGTTCACGATGGTCCGGTAGAAAGTTCTCCGGTTGTTCGGATACGTCTTGTCCGTGCGCACGTTCACCACCTTCCACCACATGGGTACGTCGTCCGTGACGTACTGACACTCCACGATCATGTCGTTCCGGAACCACGGGTGGTTCTCCGGACTGTCCGTTTCGTAGACGAGTTCCCCCCTCTCTTGGACGTACATCCTCCAGATCCCTCTGTGTTCGTCCCACCGGAGTTGGAAATCCACGGTGTTCTTCTCCCTCGGTTTCCACTTGAACATCGTCTCGTGGGTACCGAGTTTCACCGGGCAGTTCACCGGGGTGAACACCAACCCGTCCACTCTCTCCTTCACGGTGGGGAGGTAGTCGTCCATGAACGTCTGAAAATCCGGTAACGCGTGGAACGTCTTCACCCGGACCTTGTACGCGTCGAACTTCATCACCACCAGGTTGGAGACGAACTTTTGCATGGCGTCCAACCTACGGAGAAAGTCCCACCCACCCACGGGGATGTTCTCCACCATGATGGCGTCGTACGCGAGGAACGTGTTCTCGTAGAGTTCCCCATCCAGGA